ATGGCGCGACCAACGAGAAGATCGACCGCCTGACGGAGCGAATCAATATCTGGACCGGTCGCGACAACACTGTCGACGCCGGCAAGCAGGAACGCTCGACGGAAAAGGGGCAAGGACTAATGTTGCTTTCCGCGTCGATAGCATTCGCGGCCCTGGTATTGGGCGCCGTGATGGCGCTGCGCGGGGGATGACATGAAGCTGTACGTTCTCGACGACAGCGGCCATGTGGTGTTCGAGTTTTCTCCGGATGCAGGCGGTCTGACGCTTTCGGCATCGCAGGAGATGAAGGTCAAGATCGTATCGTTGGTGAAAGCGGCGCTGAAATTTTTGAGGGAGAGGTGACATGCAGAACGTGGGATTGATTTTTCTGGCATTCGCGTTTGTGTTCGCTGTCATCGCGGCCTTCTTCATGCCGACGGCGGGGCGCATTCATTTCCTGTCGCTCGCGGTCGCATGCTGGATCGCGTCCGAACTGATCGGCGGGCTCGGTCGAGTGTTTCACTGACGCGTCGGGATCGGGCGTTCCCGCGGGTTGCCGCTATGTTGGCGGCGTGATTGATTGTTCGCTACCGCCGGCCGAACCGGCGCCGCCGAGTATCTGTCGAAATTGTTGAGTGAGTAAAAGGCGGACAGCCGCGCTGGTTGCACAGAGCGACTGCCCTGACCACCACAGCTGATAGGGAGCTGACGATGGCTGCTCGACACAGAAGCACGGAATACCACCGCCCGCTGTTCTTTTTTGAACGCGCCGCAGGAAAGATGCGGCAATGGGCCTGACCTTTGAATGGACGGTCAAGTTCGGCGACGTACTCACTGCCGCAAGCATGCTCACCAGCGCGCTCATCGTCGGCGCGGTCTTTCTCTATAAGAGAGGCGGCCAAGAGGTCAGCGTGAAGCTTACGCTGGAAACTCTCACCAGCCAACTCAGCGAGATGAAGGCAGAATTGAAGAGCATCGCGGCCGTGCTGCAGGAGGTTGCGCTTCAAAAGCGCGATATCGCCATGCTCATGAAGTGGTATGACGAGCTGCGCCGCGGAATTGGGAGGATCGATTGAGACGGCGGGCTGAGCGCTATCTCGGACTCGCCGTTTTCGGGTTACTGGTTCTGATTGCAATCCTGGTGCACGTGCTCAGGACGATGCTGGCTTAGAGCGCGCCGTACTTGCTCGCATCATAGCCCTTGTCTTTGCGGGTGCGCCAACGTTCGCGGGCCCATCTGTACACGATGATTGCTCCGACTCCGGCCAGCGCGTGGATGATATAGGTCATGTCGTTTACTCTGTTGTGATGTTAAGGCGAGATTGGATATTCGCGATCAACGGCTCGCATGGCCGATTTTGCCGATCCCCAGCGTCGCGGCCAAATGATCCCTCGTTCGTTACTCCGACCAAGATAGTCTTCGGAAGGGTTTGGCTCGAAAGCAATCCAGTCGAGTTTACGCGGACCCATGGAGTATTTCACCACGGCACCATCGCTTCGAGTATATCGAAGTCCGGCCGACCAACTGTCTCTGCTTTCGATCCAATCCGTCATTTCTTTATCTGCTGATTAATGCCTAAAACTGAATGACGACACCCAAGCACGGAACCGGGAAAATATAGAGCCTGCGCTTTTGTCTGTCCCAGAAGACTCCGATCCAGAAGTCGTACCACGCGAAGATAAGTTTAACGGACATTCGAACTTCGTCCTTTCGGTAGGTATCCAGCCGTGATCTGGGCAATGAAGTTTTTCCGATGCGCCTGATCCGGACATGACGCCGAGGATGCGCCAACACTCCGGGCATCGATTGGGCCAGTGATTTTCGTTCACGGAGTTTCTCCTAACTACCTATTCGCGTGAGATGTCACAGAGTTCTTGAGCAAAGCTGATGGCCTCCGCTTCGCGACCTTCGTGAATAAGCTCCAACTCACTCTTGTTGATGCCAGCCCGTGGCAGCGCCAAGTACATGCCAAATTCTTCCGGCGTGTAGATGTCTCCGATCAGTTCTCGGATTTTATCAACCGCCGGGCTTTTATAAGCGCGCTCAATTTCTTCGGAAGTCATGCTACTTCTCCTAACGACGCGTTATGGCATGTCCGGCGCTTTGTGCTTAGGCCATTCCTCCATGAGGAGAGCTTGCGTCATGGTGGCGCCGACTATCCCAGGACTGCCTCCAGCAGCGGCAACAAGACTAGCATAATGGCGAAGCGTTGCCGCCGCGTGCTGATCCTGAGCCCTCAGGAGGAACACAGGCTCGTCCGATGGGATCAATCCAGATGGATCTTGGATTCGATTGTAGTCGTCTCGCGCGTGCTTCATCTGTTTTCCTTTGCTTGCCGTTATCGAACGGTCGGTCTGAACACTTCGGCGACACGTTCGGCGGCCTCGATACAAAGCCGCTGACGATGCTCCGGTTGAACATCCCAGAAATCCATAACCCCGCCGCGCTGTGCCGCGTATTCCTCGCTCCAGCGCCACATGGCCAGCAGAGCCGGTGCTGTCGGGTTGAGATTGCGCTGATCTGATTTCTTCATTCACCATCTCCTGACATCTGAAGCCCTACGCGGATTTGTGAGCTTTAAGCTTGATGACGTTTGTGCCCCCGTCCTTCACAAAGTCAGGATGCTGGCGCTTCATATGGGTTGCCATGTTCGAGAAAGTGCGCCGGCAGCATGGGCAGCTTCCGGCACTAGCCCGTTTCTTCAAGCGTTTGGTATCGGCCTCAGCCTTGGCGGCCCTGGCGTGCAGGGCAGTTGCGGTTGCCCATGCGTCGGCCCGTTCCTGCTCCAACCGCGCAGCGTCCTGTTTCAGACGATCGCGTTCGCGCCGCAATTGCTCGCGCTCACTCGTTTCTTTCGACCATCCCCACGCGTGGCCGCTCGGGCAATGTCGGTATCCGCCCTCAGCCCGCGCCTGTCCATTCATGATCTCAGGCACCGTCGAAACACAGCCACACGTTCGACATTCCCAGACGACATATCGCGTCCCGCGGATCAAGATAATCTCGTCAGCCATTCCCATCTCTCCTCACCGCATATTGCGTCTTGCTGCCCAACCGATAACTGACGAGGGCCTTGAAATCGTTGATCTTGTTCGTGGCAGCTCGTTAAGATTAACGAGCATTTTCCGTAGCAATTTCAATATCCGCGTCTGTCGCGTCAGTCATACGGTTCATGATGCGTTTTTCGGGCCTTTGTTGCGGTGCTCGACGCGCGCAAGCTGGACCACCTCGGTCTTGCCGGCGGCATCGCGGCTATACCGTTGAGTCATCGAAATGTTGGAGTGCGTCGCGGCGTGACGGACGTGCTCGAGGTCGGCGCCGGCGGCAGTCGCTTCCGTGATCGCGCCGGCGCGGCTGTCCATGTTCCGGACGGCCTTGGGAATGCCACAGGCGTCGGCCACGATGCGCCACCATCGGCGGAACTCGGGCGACGTCCACGGCAGGCGGTCCCACTCGGAGACGATCACGGGGCCGCTTGCCGGTATCTCGCCGCCGAGCAGCGCCAGTTCCTCCATGACCATAGGCGCGTTCCGCAGGCTGACTTCGATCTCCTTCTGCCGCTTGCTGGTAACGTGCCGCAGGACCAGATCTCCGCTGATCTCTTCCCAGCGGATGCCGCGCAGCCACTTCATGCCGTCAGCTTGGACCGCGGATATGCCGGGCTCGGCTATCGGCACCCACTCCCCGATCACGTCCTTTTGCCGCAGCATCAACTCAAACTGGAACGCCTGGGCGAGCGCGATCGACGGGCGGCCCATTTCGTGCGCCTTGGCGCGGATGGCGATGGCCTGGGCGGCCGTCAGGCGCTCGATCCGAGGCTTGGGCATGGCGAAGCGCATCTTGCTCAGCGCCGCGGAGAACTTGGCGCAGTGATCATCCTCCAGCAACGTGACGCCGAACGAGAACAGTGTGCGCAACATCCCCATTTTGGCGTGCGCGACGGCGATCTTGCCGTCCTTGATCCATTCCTTGTGCCAAGTGAGTAGCGTTCTGGGCCTCAGCTCGCCGAGCGACTTGTCCCCGTGTTCGCGCTTGATCAGCTCCATGAGCGCGTCGTAATGAACGCGGCTGTGATATCGGATGGTACGGTACGGCGAATCCGGGTCGCTCTTGTACGCGCGCATCAGACCGCTGATCGTGCCGTCGAACGGTCCGATCTCGGGCAAGCCGCCGCGCGAGAACACCAACATTTCCTGTTGGAGCTCGTTGCAGCGATCGGCGATGCGGTCCCATTCCTCTTTAGTCGGCTCGCCGGCGCCGCTCCACAGCTTCACGCTCTTGATCTTGAAGCCCTTCGCGATCAGGTCTGTCCGGCATTGCCAGCGCGCCTCATGGCCGCTGCGGCGTTTTTTCCATACAAGACCTGGCGCGTTGCGCACCCTGACGGGCGTGTTCATGGTTGATCCCTCCCGGTCGGTGCGCCCATTCTAAGCCCGTTCGTGCGGTCTAGGTAAGCCTTCACGGCTGGCCAGTACCTGCGATCCCCCCATAATTTCTTCTTCTGCGGGAAGCCAGATCCCCGGTCCCGATCGAGCGCTGCGATTGCCGCGCGCGCAATCTTCTCCGGCACGCCCATGCGCCGGATCAGCTCCGCGTCGGTGACGTAGAGCGTATCGCGGGTGTCATGGTCAAGCGTGTCGGTCATCAGTCTTTTATCTTCGCAAATTCAAGACATAGACTTTCGTAGAGAGTCGCAATGTCGACCGACAAATCGCTCTCCGGTATCAATTCCAGGGACCACTTCAAGAAAAGCGTCGACAAGAAAAGATTCCACTGTCGACCAGCTTGCTGCCATCTCGTCATTTGCCTTGTCCGATGGTTAAAGTAACTGGCTCTGTCTCTGCCTGGTGGCACAGAAAATCACATGTCGGGACGATAGGGTCGGTCATCGGCCAGTCCGAGGGGATCTCATCAATGAAGATGCGCTTTCCCTTGATGCGAACCAGTCGCGCACCGATCTCTCGCGCTTGGGCTGCCGTCCGCGCGAACTCTTCGGGAAAGTGATGGCGGTATAGAGACCAATAGTTCGGCCCCTGTGCTTTGACACACCCCGTTCCAAGGCAGTTTGCGTTGGGGAAGCCCATCGCATAGGAGCGCGGCAATCTGAGGCCCCAGCGCTCCACAAGCGCCAAGCATCCAGCCTTGCTAACGCCCTGCTCAATCAGGGGTGCCCGCACCATCAATTCGGGATAATTGCTCTTGAGGCTCGCGTACCGCGTCACGTCTCTAGCGTCGGCAGTATAGCCAAAAACATGGATGTCGGTCGGCAATTGGAACGCGATGCGCGGCACAATCTTCATTGCCCGAGTGCAGGAGGCACCGTTGATGCCGGCCATATATCGTTCTTTTTTCCACACATCAGGAACGCTCTCAAACTTCTCGGACTTTAGAAGGGTGACAGGCCGATCAAGCAACCGCATCACATCCGCCTCAAAGCGATAATTGTCCGGGTCCTCGTTGGCAGTCTCGCACCGCACGATAATGGCGTCCGGGCGCTCTCGCAGCATAAGCCTAGCCGTCACGGCGCTGGCAGCTCCCGTTGACCACCAAATCAGGGCACGCACTGGCAAGGTCATCGCGGTGGCTCCGGCAGCGGCATCCAGTGGGTTGCCCAGCACCAATTGCGCGTTGTTGACACCTTCATTTCGAACTCTTGTTCCGGTTTGTGGCTTAGTTTTTCCGGCGGGGCGAACATCAGGATCAGCGTATCTTTCGGCGCTGTCTCAATTGGCTTCCACTCGGTCATGTATGCTTCCTTTAACAACTCGTTATGGCAAGCTTTGCTTTTTCGTTCGCTGCCATCAGACGACCATTGTACTCAGCCCACGCGATCTGATCGGGCTCGCCAGCGCCCATGTCGGAAAGACTCACCGAAGCCAGATGCTCAAGACGAAATACGGCCGGCCCCTTGGAGTCGAAAACTGTGACCGTCTCCGACGTGTCGTTCTTGAACCTACGCCACTCCTGCATGGCAGTTTCGAGCTTTTTATACGCCGTTTCAGCTTCCTCTTTGCTGTCGCCGTATAAAAACGTCTGCGAAGCTCCGTACACGTAAACGATAGTGAGACAATACATGTTGCTTTTCCTAAGTTTCGCTATGTGGTGTATACAAAGCTAGTCGTGACTCAGCGCCCTGTGTTGTCAGGCACAGGCTTCCAACCGTGGTGCCACATGAAGGCACAATAGGCGGCAACATCGCGGGGGTCGCCCTTTTCGATATGACGAAGCAGACCTTGCTGACATTCCCATTCCCAGTCGTCACGCTCCCATCCGGAGCGACCTTTATCTTGCGCTTCGCATAGCTTTATGAGAAGCGCATGGGAGAACCTTGCGACAAGATCGGCCAGCTTAAGTTTTTCAGCGTCGCTCACTTCTGTTCTCCCTGTGCGGTCTCGGTCTTTGCGCACTCAGGCACGAATGCCCAAGTAGTTCTATTCCAAATCCGATAGATGACATTGGAACTGACACCATATTGTTTGGCTAAATCGGGTCCGGAAATTTCGCCTTGCAAGCTTCTGATGCGCTGGACTTCGCCGTCACGGAAGGCGCGTCCACGATGAGCACCTTCGCGCCAAATGCGTCCCGCCTGGATATTTCTAACGGTCACCTCGGCAATGCCAAATCGTTCAGCCGTCTCTATCGCCGGCTCCAATCCCTTGAGATCGCGGATTTCCTTAGCTTGCTCTGGAAGCAGCTTCAGTTTGCGATGAGGCTCAGCCTCCTTGAAGTTCTCGGAAGGCGTCTTCCAACTCAGGTGATGGTGGTTAACGCACGCATCGTGCCCGCGATTGCACGAATGCGCAGCGTGATACTCTGGCGTCGGCGGAGGTCCGTTTTTCAACTCGCAGATGTAGCGATGTGCTTTGATAGACTTTCCGTTTCTGCCGAACGATCCATAGCCGCGCACCCTGCCAAATGGCCAGATCAAGCAATGATCGTCATGCGGATAATTGAGATGTTCCGCGATCCATCGCATGATGATGCTATCGCCTGGATTGTCCGGCGTCGTGCTCTGGCCTCGGTTGCCGTCACCCTTCATTTGGAATCTCTGTTCTCGCCAGTTAAGGAATCTCGGGACTTGAGAGCCTGATCGCCAAGCCTATGCAGCGCATCGAAGCTCTTCGTTATCAAGCCACGAGCCGCAGCAGCAGTTGGCTTGTAGTCTTCGCTCAGATCAAATTCCCATTTCCAGCGATGAGATAGAGCGGCAATCTCAGTCAGCGCCTTCCTCGCGCTCGTAAGCTGGTGCTCGGTCTGCGATAGCTGAATGGCTAGCGGCACGGTCAGGTCGTCGGTTTCCGGCTCAGCGCTATTCGCCGCAGCGATGCGCTCGATGACCGCAGCCGCCGGGGCGTGCTTAAGCATTTGCGCCTGACGGTCAAGCAATGTATTGCACGCTGCAATCTGTGCCAGCAGCCCCGCGCTATCCTCTATCGCCGCATCGATCAGCTTGACATGCACGCTCAGTCCTTCCGCTTCCAGCGCCTCACGGACGACGGTGAGATTGTGGGTGATATCATCGCTCATCGTCGCGCCTCGCATATCCGATAGTCGCCCGGCACTCCGCACATCTGCGGATGCTGCTCTATATTAATTTCGTAGTAAATCTCGCCCAAGGGAATGGCCACTCCGACGATCAGCCCGACGACGGCATAGATGAGCGCCAGCATCACGAGCGCGGCGGTAACGCCTATGAAGCACTCGGTCGCGGGAACGCTGGTCATAGCTTTATCCTTCAACATTTCGAAAAATATCCCGACGCGCCACACCAAGATGCCCTCTGCTGCGGATCAGGATTAGAGCCAGCCCACCAGAACAGCGCGCCGATGGCGGCGATGAGGATGAGGGTGCGGGTCATGTCGGAATCCTCGCGTCCGCCTCGGGCAGCTTCAGCGCGGCAATAGCGGCCTTCACCTTGCGCTGGAGATCTACGAACGATCCAGACGGCCACTCGATCTTCTCGCGGATGGCCTTCTCGTCGTTCCAATCCTTGGCCATTTTTTTACCGTGCTCCGGAGTGCAAGAAGCTGCGATTATTGCAAGCCATCCGTGGATGTACTCGGCGGCGGTGGGATCGTAAACGTAATCGGCCGCCCCGGCCTGGGGGCTGGAAGGGGCTGGGGCGGCCGACGTTTCCGGCGCACGGGTTCCAACCTGCGCCGAAACTGGATTGCCACCGCCTGCCCATGTCGCGAGCGCGCGGCCGATCGATTCGTCGAGAGGCTTCTGCTCGGCGAAAATGCCTTTGAATTGAGCGGGTAGCTTCATCATCAGCCGCTCACCGATGTGATCGGATCGCCATGTCGGCACGCCATCGGAGCGCGGCTCCAGCATGCAGTTCACGGCCATTTCGTACACCCACTCCTCACCGGCTATCGGCATGAAGCCCATGTCTATGATCTCGGTCTTATTATCTTTTTTGACCGGCTTGGTCTTTTCCTTGGCGCGGAAGCAGAAGATGAAGCACCCGTCGAGTTGCTTGATGCCTTCGATCATCTTCTGACGGAGAGGTCCGGCCTTGGCCCAGCCGAGCATCTTGACGGCCTCGCGTTTCTTGAAGTCGTTACCGGCGATGCGGTCGACGACAGCTTCCGCGGTCTCCAGATAACCGCCTTCGCCGATATGTTCGTGGCTCATCGAATCCACGATCGTGATGCGCGCGCCTTTGCGATTGCAGTACCGCAGCGCTTCGAGATAATCGAGCGAACCGAACGGCGGCGAGAACGGAACGTGCTGAAACTTGAACTCATCCGCGTAGTGCTTCATGCGGCCGTTCTCGGTATCGATGCCGTAGATGTCGCCACCCATGACGGCTTGCATGCCGGTCGCGAGCCGAAGGGCACTATAGGTCTTGCCGCCGCCTGATGGCGACATGATCCCCATCAGCAACGGAACCTGCTCGCGAATGGCTTCTTTTGCTTCGAACGCGCGTGCGACTTGGTTCATGCTAACCACCCATCATAGATTCAAGCTGTTCAAACTCACCGCCGAGTTCGCGTTCCAACCACTGAGATTCCTTGTACTTCGGATATTCCGGCGTCAGGCCCTTGGGGGTGTAGCCGGGCCACTTGCCGGTCTTTATGCAGTGCTTCCAGATATCCACCGCGGTCTGTACTTTCTTTCGGCCCATCGTCATCCAGTGCTCATCCATGTGCATGACGTTGAGCAGGTGCGGCTTGTCGGTCTCTTGGGCAATGAAGCGGAAGCGGCGACGGCCGGCGTTGCTCGGATCGAGGATGTCGAGCCCACGCTCGATGAATGCAGCCTGCACGTGCCAGCCGGCGGCCTCGGCGCGGTAGCCGAGCACATGCGGCGCCACTGACATTCCGGTGGACTTGTAATCGTCGATCGTCCGCAAATCGTCGTGCAGCCAGTCGATCAGAGACCGAAACCAAACACCATCCTCTTGCCAGCAGATCATCACCTCGGCCGAGCCATTCGTGAAGGCGTCGCTGTCCTCGTGCTGCCTGATCTGCCTGAACGCAGCGCTTGCCATATCGGAGGCCTGTTCAAACTGCGGCAGCAAGATTGCAATCTTGCCGACATCGGCGGATTCCTTGCGCGCGTCCTGCGCTGCGGTCGTGCGCCAATCGGCGTAATCGAGAATTTCAAAATCCTTGCCGCGCCCCAGGATCAGCCGATGCGCGGCATTGCCGACGTCGAACTTGGTATCGTTGTTGGCCTCGTAATGCGGGTTGAGGCTCGGGCAGTTGGTCCACGCCAGTTTTGGAGCGCGCTCGATGATCAGCTTGGCGAGCGATTGCGTGAGGCTCGGAATCGGACAAGGGTCGGCTCGGTAGTGCTCTTCCGAGACGCCGCGATAGATCCCTGGCTTCAGTCTTTGCTTTTCCAGACGACGGGCAGCCGCCGCAGCGTTGGCACAGAGGGCGCCGATTCGCACTGAATTGGTGAAGGGGAAGGGCTGGCCAACGTCGATAGTCGCAAAGACAGGCTCATCACGGCGTTTGGGCATACGGGACATCTTTTCCATCCATCGCGCCGCTTGCGCATCTTTCTCATATGTCTCGGGCAGAGCATTATCTAATCCAGACTTTCAGGGGACGATCCTTCACCCAAGTGCCTCATGGACCGTCCCCCGTCAGCCTTTCTCTCGACCGTAGGGAGAGAGAATGAGAAGGCGCATGCCTTCTCATGGTATTGCCGCTCCTGTGAGGCTAAGGGCACCAGGTCACGGCAATATTCGAATTACGTCTTCGGCGGCTCGGGCACGTCGCCCGACATGTTCGTGATCTGCAGCGCCGCCAGCTTCGTCTCGTCGACATGCGCCATCATCTTCTTGCGCAGTTCCTCGCGGGCGTGCGTCTTCTCGGCGGCCTTCATCAACTCGATCGCTCGCGCCTCCTGGCCGAGCACTTCCTCATATGCCGAGCGATCGACGGCGCCGATGATCCAGTGGATGCAGGCCGGGCTTTCCAGATCGGGCTCGACATCTACCTCGACAACCTTGTTGACGGTCATCTTGTGCCGCGTCTCGGTGGGCACGAGGATATAGTCGCCTACGCTGATCGCGGGATCGAACGTCTTGAACGTCGCTCGCGGCGACTTCCGCGAGTCCGTGTCAGGCTCGTAAACCGCCTGGATGGCGCGGACCTTCGGGTTGATCAGGAAAATCGCAGTCGAATAGTTCATCTGGCAGTACCTCTCTGGTTTAAATTTCTTCCAACGCCGTCAGCAGCCGCAGCGGATTGAACTTGTCGACCGGGCGCAGTGCTCCGGTGCTGATGAGGATATCGATCGTGCGGAGATCGAAGTACGGCCCGGTCCGGACCCGGGCATACCCCCGCCTGAACGGGCGCAGCGGCCCGAGCGTCGCCTGAATGATCGCCCTGCGCCGGGCCGCGGTGAGCTTGCGCGTGGTTGGGGTGCCGATATTCAAGACGTCCTCCGGATGATCTGGACGCGCGCCATCACAGTTCGATATCCGGTTTTCTTGAAGTTCTCCCACGCATACAGATGCGATCCGGCGCCCAAGAAATGCTCGATCGCGGCCTCCGCTTGCGCTCATTGTCGCTTCGTCTCGCGATGAAGCAGGGGAAAATTCCGAGCAGCGCTAGGATTGCCCACGTGCCGAGCACGGTGATGGTGGCAGCGACGTAGTTGAGGTGGTGGATCATGCGGCGGCTCCGAGACATTTTCCGGTTGCAGCGTCGATGCGTAGACCGTGAAGCGGGCATTGTAATACGCCGTCGACAGGTTCGATTGTCCCGAGCGGGAAATACTTGTGTGGACAGACCCAGCCACGTTTCCCTTTGCCGCACTGCCGTCCCGCGAAGGCGGATTGTAATTCAATTCGGATTTTCGATGGCGCCCTGAAATCCGCAGGCGGCCGAATGCAGATACGCCGCGCAAATTTTAGCGGTCCAAGCGGGACATTGGCGCGTTCATGGAGAGGCTGATAGGGCGCGGATGGCAGAAAGTTTTTGTTGACCCGAAGAAAGCGAATATCGAGGTGATAATGCACGATCTTGAAATTCAGATATTCGACATCATCGTGCTTGAGACCCATCACGGGCCAGTCCCTAAGCCAATGATGCCATTGGCCGAACACCGTCGGCACGAGATATAACTGCCCGACGATTGGCGGCTCTTTCAATCGGTCTACGCGCTCAAGCATGCGCCATCTCCTCGCCCACATCGCGCAGCACGGCGTCATACTCGGTCTCGCTGACCGGCGGCCGGGTGAAGCAGTCGTCGAGCAGCTTCACCATCCTCTCGCGTGGCGTCAGATGCCGGTTTTGTTGCCAGACGGCGAGCGCGGCTTCATCTTGAAGTTTCACGACAGCCTCTCCGCAAACTCGCGGGCGCGCTTGAGGGCGGCGCCGAAGGTCCTCGGATGTTCATAAACCAGATCGGAGAACGCCTCAGGCAGAAGAGTTTGGCCCTGTCCATATCCTTCCAGCCAAGCGTTGTATCCTCCAATCTCCGCCTTCTCGTAGCCGCTGGCTCGAAAATACTGGCTCAACAGGCATGCGCCGTTGTCCGTGTAGCAATACGTCTTTTTTGCCGGCTGCTTCTCTAGCCATGCGATCAGGCTCTCCAGCGAGAACACATCGGCCGGCTTTTCCCATTTCGTATTGAACAACATCTTCAAATTCCTCCGTGCTTGCGAATGTCGCGGTTGTGGTCATGCAGCGCAGCCAGCCGCTCGGACGGCGACAGCGGCATAACGCTCGGCCCGTCCATCGCCTCGCCGACAAGCTCCTCGGTGACGTCGATTATCGTCATTTCGGTTTCGTCGAGTGCGTAGATCACGAGCGGGTCCAGTTCGCGGCTGCGGATTTGCTCGATGATCGAGGCGCGCGAGTTGCTGTCGCGGTCGAGGCCGGGGAAATATGGGCCTTCGCGGCGGCCGGCATGTTCGACGAGGTAGAGGGGCTCGCGGGTGCGGCTGCAATGACAACTCATGACGCAACCGCCCGTTTGCCGCCGGCCTTGGACCAGATAGCGGCGATACGCTCGTCGATGATCTTGGCAACTCGGTCGTAGCTCTCGCCCGCCGAGAATTCTTCGGCACCCTCATTCCACACGGTGCTACGCTTATCGTGCCCGTAGCGGATCGAAGCGCCAGTGCCGTAACTGGCGCAGATGCATGCGGCGTCCTCGCCATGCTTCATGCAGCCGATGTATTCGCCGGACGGATTGAAAATCTTGAGTTCGGGAGTACCGGCCATCACAGCACCGCCGACGCGAACGGGTTGAAGCAGATGAGCCCGAGCACGATGCAGGGCGGCAGCGCGATGGCCCAGAATATGGCGCAGAGGACGGTGAAGCGGCGGTCGGACATCACGTGGCCCTCAGCTTGGTGCAGGGCGCACAATTGCAGCGATGCTGATATCCGTAGAACTGCGCGGACGCGTGCCACGCGGCGACCTGTTCACCGCGCTGGTGCGCCTCGAAGCAGATCATTGCGATGAGCCGCACGTCGGCCGGCTGCTTCACGCGGACGGCGCCGCCGACGAGATTTTCGAAATATGAGAGGGTGAGGGTGACGGACTTGGACATGGGCGGCTCCAGTTGTTCTGGAGACGCTTTTAGCCCAGCTAAAGTTTCAGGTCAACTAAAATCTTCATTTAGGCTAAAATTGCTTTCACCGTCGGCCATATACCCTTTGGGTGGCACTTGGGGTCGCACACCAGGAGATCGATGGGGTGAGCCTCCAACGCATTGGCTATGGCATGCAGGTGGGCCTGCGAATAGCCGGTCTTGGCGTTCTCGATCTGCGATATAGTGGCCGTAGACAGGCCAATGGCCTCGCCAAGCTCGGTTTGGGACATGCCGCGGTGTTCGCGCCATTCCCTTATAAAGGTCCGTTGAAGAGGTTCCGCAACTGGCGCGACCGGCTTCCGCTTGGTACTCGGTTTTTTACTCATACTAAATTGTCTGTGGATATCTTCTTCCTGTCCATGCAGCGAGGCTAAAACTTTCACTTGCGGAGAAGTTTTAGTCAAGCTAAAAGCTTCTCCCATGAAGCTATCCGAATATCTCAAGTCCAAGGGCATCAGGCGCGGTGATTTTGCCAGGGCGATCGGCGTCTCCGCCGGCCGTGTCACGCAGCTCTGCGATGAAAGTGGCTGGCCGTCGCGCGGTGTCGCCGAGAATATTTCGGCCGCCACTGACGGCGAGGTTACGGCCAATGACTTCCTGCGTTTGGCCGACGAGACCGAGGGAGAGCGCGCATGACGCCGCCGCGGGAAGCGCAGAATCTTCGCCATCTTATGTACCCTACCCGACACAACCGTACCGTGTTTTCCCTAGTCCTGTCATCGCGCCGACACAATGGGAATCTTTGGGCAGCGCTCCTGACGTTTGGGGGTGCGTAATGGCGGCCACCGAGCAGAACCCCATACGCAACGCGATGATCGCCACGCTGCTCAAGGACAAGCGGCTTTCCTACGCCGTTATTGCGGAAATGCTCAACACCTCTCGCAACGTTGTCGCCGGCGTGGCGTTCCGGCTCCGTCATCCGATCGCAGCCCGCATTTCCTCCGCCGACGGCTACAAAAACATGACGGGTACAGGCTGGCGTCGCGCCTCCTATTGGCCTGAGAAGACCGCGGCGAATACGCGATGAACGAACTTCACAACCAGGAGCATCGGAATGGGAAGAAAGAGCCAGGCTAACGGCATCGGCGTGGGCCACAACTCCACGCTGACCGACGACGAAAAGCGCGCGATGACGCTGCACCACAAGCGCGCGTATGAGGCCGCTGATTCCTTGGTCGAGAAGGCGAAGGCCGATCGCACTGCGGTTGCCGATCTCGCCAAGGCCGATCTGGGCAAGGGCGCGCTCGCAGACATCAAGGACATGATCATCGCCGATAGCGACAAGAAGATGAAAGCGCTGCTCGAGCGCACGATGCGGCTGGCGCGATGGGCCGGCATCCCGGTTGGCACACAATCCTCGCTGTTTGAGCGCGTCTCCGACCCATTCGAAGACGGCAAGACCGCTGGCATGTCGGGCGACAAGTGCGAACCTCCGACCAGGCTCGCGCACGATCACGCGCAAATCTGGATTGGCGGGTGGCACGAGGAACAGACAATCCTCGCATCTGCGTTTGGGAAGAAGCGCGCCCCGGCTAAGCCTGCTGCGGATGGCCAGATCGACCTCAGCGAGCGCAAGGATCTCCACGAGGCCACTGCCTGATGAATTGGACCGAGGACCAGTTCGCCGACTATCTCAAGCGCCGCGGTGTCCCTGCGGCCATGACGCATGTTGACACCAGCGCGCCGCCGTTCGCTCTGCCGGATAAACCGAGGGGCGGACGGTTGGCGCTGGGTCGGCTCAAGCTTGGCGAGATGAACAAGACCGAGGCGCGGTATGCCGAGCACCTCGAGCGCATTAAGGGCACGGTGATCTCATGGTACAAATTTGAGGCGATCAAACTGCGTCTAGCCGACAACACGTTCTACTCGCCCGACTTCGCTGTGATGCTGCTCGATGGCGCCATGGAGATGCATGAGGTCAAGGGGTTTTGGGAGGACGACGCGCGCGTGAAGATCAAGGTTGCCGCTGCGCTCTTCCCGTTCCGATTCCTAGCACTCAAGCCTCGCGCGCAGAAGAACGGCGGCGGGTGGGATGTGGAGGAATTTTGATGAACCCTCCGAAGATGCCCATCCATATCGGCGATTACAAGCGGGATACAGGGCATCTCCGCGCTGCCAGACATGGCGCCTATCTCATGCTGCTCTTTCACCACTGGTCGACCGGTTCACTCCCCGACGATGACGACCAGCTTGCGGCGATAGCGTGCATGACGCGCGGAGAGTGGAAGCGCACGCGTCCGATCCTTGAGAGGTTCTTTCAGCCGGGGTGGAAACATGGGCGTGTCGAGGAAGACTTGGCGAGCGCGAAAGAGAGTTATGAGAAGAGAGCAAAGGCAGGCGAGAAGGGTGGCAAAGCTAAAGCAGAGGCCAAGAAAAGCTATAGCAATGCTACAGCCGGGCCAGAGCAACCTTTAACCTTAGACCAAATACCAAAGAAAGATTCAGAGCCAAGAGGCTCTGGCGCTGAGGCGCCGATCGATTACCGCAAACGGCTATTCGACGAAGGCTTGCCGAAGCTGGCAAAGCTGACCGGCAAGGGCCCCGACGCATGCCGATCTTTCGTCGGTAAATGCCTGAAAGCCGCTTCTGACGACGCGGTTACGGTGCTCGGTCTAATCGAAGAAGCTGAACGTAACCAAGCTGTTGATCCGTCGGCGTGGATTGCCGCTCGGCTCAAACCACAGGGGAATTTCAATGGAACGCTCAAGCCAGCAGGCGTCGTCGCAGCGGCAAAACGGCTCGCCGAGCAGTTCGAGGCTGACGATCGCGAACGGAATTCAGATGCTCTTCTCCGCTTACCGGCGCGATGATTTTGCCGATCCGGAGGGCTTCGTGGCGCAGCTCGGAGTGGTGCTGAGCGACTTCTCGGACGAGGTTGTGGTCTACGTCACGAGCCCTCGGACCGGGTTGCAACGCCGGCTGAAATGGCCGCCGACAATCAACGAGGTGATTGAAGCCTGCGAAGAGCATCGCGATTATCTTACCAAGGTTCGCAATGCCAAACCGATCACGCGGTTTCCCCGCCTCGATGCACCTCCGCCCCAGCCTGGAGATCTGGCGACCATCTTCGTACCGGCTGCCAATACGAGATATCCGTCGCTCGTCACATGGGCAAAAACGGCCGAGGATCGCTTGTGGAAGTTCGGCAAATCGAGCGATGGCCGCGACGGAATATGGGTGGCGTACGGCATATGGGAGCAGCGCGCGACCGTTGCGCCGCGTGGCCAGACTTTTCCCGAGCCGAAATCTCTCATGCTCAGCGAAGCTGCGCGAAAGGTCATGCGCGACGTTGACGCCGAGCGTAACGGAGAAGTGCCGACCCACCCCACCGAGGAGGCAGCGTAAACATGAGCGAGATGAGCCAGCGCATTGCTATGAAAGTTTTGGCCCGCAGAACGGACGAAACCGAAGGTGATCACTATCTGCGGGTCGTCGCTTGGCTGAATGGGGACGACGTTCGCACGAAAACCGACCTTCGCGACTGGACCGGGAGCATGCCGTTTCATCTCAACAGGGAGCCGCAATGATCCACCCCGCGCTGGTCAACCCGTTCATGCAAATTCACAGTTCATGCGGCGCTCAAGGTGCTCATCAGTCGCTGGCCGACACCAGTGATGCGCGAGAAACAAAGCGGCCGGAAACGGATGGTGGGGCAGCGCCCATCCCGCATGAAGCTTCTCAGCCCGCCGGCTACCCGTGCTGCTACAACTGCGGCTATCGCGAGCCGTGCGATCAGTGGTGCCCGCATGTCAGCACGCTGGAGCGGGAATTGCGCGAGCTGACGGCCGGGTTCGAGATCGATCCGGTGCCGGAGTTCATCAGGAGGGCGGGATGAGCGATCCTCTGGAATCGGCGCGGGCAAAAATATCGGATGCGGAAAGGCCCGAGAGAGACGGTCGGCTTGTCCACGCTGTTTGGCTGACGAGAGAAGAATGGGACGTTTGGCGTCCAGCAAATCCGGATGATCGGCGAGCTATAATTTTAGAACCATGGTTACAGCCGCGCCCATGACCGTCTCGACGCTCGCGATCGAGCGGCTATGGCTGCACATCATCGCGTATCGGATTTGGAGACAGCAGAGGAGATCGTTGGATGAACGCGCCGCTAGCCGAGTGGGCCGATTACGAGGGCCTACGGCGGGCCCTGAACGCGGTCCGGGATCACCGCGACCTTTCCTTCGAGGCCATGGACGCGCTCACCGGCGCTCCTGCCGGCTACTTTGCGAAGCTGTTGGGGCCGCGTCGGGTGAAGCGCATCGGATTGCAGTCGCTGGGATGGGCGCTGGGCGGGCTCGGGATCAAGGCAATATTCGTCAGCGATCCGGAGGCGCTGGCGAGGGTGGAGAGCAGATTTCTGGCGCGCGACGCGGCACATTTGGCGTCTGTCCAAGGCGGCGCTATCGATCTCAGGCTAAATCGCGGATTTCTTCGTAAAATAGGCACCAAGGGCGGCAAAACCAGGTGGGCCAAGCTCACGGCAAAACAGAGATCGGCATTGGCCAGGAAACTCAGCAAAATCAGGTGGAGCAACGTGAAGAGCAGGGCGAAAGAGCAGGCACGTCGGGCGAAGCAGCGCAAGGCCAGCCACAAGGCGAGGAAGGCATGAGTGTGTTAGCGATTTGGAACGACTATCACCATGCAAGGGTGATGGTTATCGCCGCATGGCACATCTTGGTGCGCGATTAGGTCTCTGATGGACGCGAGCTGCCAGCACATTACGATTTGGCAGGCGACCACGGCTCCGAGAAGGATCATGATGATACGGTCGGTCATGTGGTTCTGGCTACCTCCCGCCGTTTAGCTGCCTTCCCGGCCGCCGCGAGCGTGTCGTGGGCGATGTCGAGATAGACTTTGCGGGTCGACGGCCGCAGCTGGTCCCATCGTTTGCGCCGTGGCTCCGGAATGCGATCAGAGAGCCGCACATGCAATAGTTGCGCTGCGGCGCGGATCATATTGTCGGTGATCATGCAGCTTTCCACAGATAGGCATCACAAGCCGAGCACTTGAGATTCGATGTCTTGAGCCTGGTCAAGGTGGTCTCGACAACCCCCTCGTGCTCGCAACTCGGGCACGTCAGGAACCACGGCCGAACCTCGTGCCATTTGCGGTGATTGGCGGCACGCTGCTCCTGCTCGCTAGGATAGTATCGATTTCCTCGAGTTTGCCTCATTGAACCGTCTCATGGCCTCCTGGAGCGATTTGCGCATCTGACGCTTGGTTGGCGGTCTTACCGGCGGCAGACCGTCCAGATGCCGCTGCGCGTTCGTCGCATACGCCGCAATTCGGCTCATGCGCCTTGCCCCGATGTTGATCCCTTCCGACTTGATCCATTTCGACACCGCCTGCCTGGATGCCCCACAGACCTGGACCGCCTCGCGCACGCTTACCAGATCGCCGTGACGGAACAGGGCAATCACATACGATCGCAGCGGATGACGAGGCGGAGCCATTGTTGCAACAGGATGTAAACTATCGGTTTTGCCCCGCAACGCACCAAGCCTCACGACGTCACCACCCGCAATCGCACAAAACCCCAACAACCGCACCATCTTCACCACGGTGCGTTGCGAGCCCATCCCCACCCAGCGTATCCACCTCGCGCGTCCCGCATCGCGCCCGCGTTCCTTCTGTAGCGAGCTTGCCGAGCGGAAGCACAGTGACGAAGGCAACGCCGAGGAACGACCAGCCGCATGGGTGAATGTCTGACCACCATCCCGCCTGTCGATCCGGCTCTAGCCTTCAACAAGGCTGCAAAACCAACCGAAACACTCCGAATCAGCGGCCGAAACAAGCTCGCCATCGACTCAATGGTGTGGGACGGCCTCAAGCGCTCCGACGCAGCCGAGAAGGCTGGATTGAAGGATCACGCGCTCTACGTCGCGCTCACCAAGCCTCATGTGAAAGCGTATTACCTGCGGCAGTTGGAGGTGCTTCGCTTGTCGGAGCGTGCTCGCAGCGTTTTCAGAATGACGGAGCTGCGAGACCAGGACGACAACAAGATGGTCGCATTCAACGCAGCGAAAGAGCTTGCAGGATCGGCTGAAGATACGCGACAAGGTGCTCAAGCGCAGTCATTGCCTGGCTTGGTCGTGCAGATCAACGTCGGTTCTGGCACACGACTGACACAGCCGACTGCAACGATCATCGATAATGCAGATGGATCAACGTGATGCGAGCATCAGCATATTCCTTGGCAAGGACAGTTGCGTTAATGCGCCACAAACGCTGCCGCTGCCGAGAGTTCAGGCGCTGCCGATGACGCACCAGGCTCTCCCGATCGCGCTCAACCATCCGTCGATCGGCTGTGAGGCGAGGCCGGGGGGAAAAATGGAAGTTCGCGCGCGGGCTCGTATCGCTGACACACAGCTTTCCCTGAAATCGTTTGGGGTTCCGTTCAGATTTTTTCCCGGAGATTTTCGATGACGGTATTTTACTCGGCGATGGATGAGCGCTGCATTCGAGAGATGCAGGCATTCGAGATCAAGCAGCAGTTTGGCCGCGATGCGGCTGACGACGAGGAGCACGATCGGCTGTGGAAAGTGATTGTCGAGCGGCGCATTGGTCACTCGCTTGATGCTGCGGACGCAACTGGCTGATGGCCCTATGGCGTGACACCCGTCATCCGATCGAGCGCGAGGCGGATCTGCGGAATGCGGCGGCTCGGACGGGGCGGGCTGTGGAGGCGTCGAGGAAGCTGGATGCGGTGTTGGCTTCGGGGATTGAGGAAGGGCGGCGGGTGAACAAGCTTTCGGAGGCTGCGGACCGGATCAAGCGGAAGAAGCTGGCGCATGATGCGAAGGGTGACGAGTGGCTGAAGAGATTGGATGCGATCGATGCGCGGGAGCCTGAGGCGTTTGCGGCGGGGGATGCGGCGATTGTGGAGCGTGAGGTTGACCTGGCGGACATGGAGGCGACGGTTCGGGCTTTGTCCAACCTCCCAAACGGTTCAGGGAAGTCGTGAGAAGGCTCGTCGCCTGATCAGCGACAGTTACAAATTTGGAGATTATTGATGGCGATCACGCGCCGCACCCAGAACCCGCTGATGCGGCAGATCGCGGCGTTGGCGCCGGCGCGGGGCACGGTGTTCGTGCTGCGGCATGGCTCGACCGACCGCAACCGCGGCGGGGTGGGGATGGATCAGGTACGCGGGCACTCGGACATCCCGATGACGGAGGCCGGCGAGCGCGAGGTGCAGGTGGTGGCGTGGGGAATCGCGGGGGAGAAGATCGCGGTTATCCACAGTTCCGACCTGCAGCGGGCGACCAAAACCGCGGAAATCCTGTCGGATGAGAACGTGGGCTATCCCCCGATCGTGGCGGTGGCAGATCTGCGCTCCTGGGACATGGGGGCGTCGATGGAGGGCAAGGTGACCACGCCCGAGGTGGTCGAGCAGATCAGGGCCTGGGTGCGGGAGGATACCACCGTGCCGCCGGGGGGTGAGAGCTTCCGCAGCTTTGCGTCGCGGCTGCTTGGTTATGCCGGCAAGGTGTTTGAGCAGGCGGCGAGCGACGGGCTTACGGCGGCGATCGTGGCGCATGGCCGCTCGGTGCAGGTGATCGATTTCTGGGTGGCGGCGGGGTGCGACGAGGAGTGCATGCACCGCGACTTCGCCGAATGGCTGGCTGAGGAGCCGGACACCGTTCCGCCCGGCGGTGGGATCAGGTACAAGATGGATGGGCTGGGCTGGGTCGGACAGGTCATTCCGACCGGGCAGCCGTCGATCGGGACCATGATCGCGGGCGGCGCGAAGGTGCGGCCGGCGAACGAGATGGCGGTGGAGAGCGGAGGGATTGCGTCGTGAGCATGATTGCAGGGCATCTGCGAGCCTCGAACGACAACCATCCGTTCGATGCCTCATTTGAGAAAATTCCGGAGAGGTTCCTGCGGACCTACCAGAACGAACTGTTCGGCTGGGCCAAGACGCTGACGCAGGGCAATCTGTGCACCATCGATCTGCTGAACCCTCCCGATGTGACCGTGATCTCGTCGAACTGGCAAGGCCGCGCCACGTTGCAGTGCGACGCATACGGCGACCCGGTGACAAAGAAGATGCGGTTTGTGATTCATCCGCAGACCGAGGAAGACGAGCGCAGGATCGCGCAGCACTGTGAGGCGCTGCCGGGCATCTTTGCTGCGCACGAGGCCGCGGCCAAGGCCAAGAGCCATGGCCGGCCGAAGGTGGCGCGCTGGGTGTTTGATGGCACCGTGCCGGAATATTTCCAGCTTCGCTATCAGGACGAGCTGCGTGCCTGGGCGCATAACCTGAAGAAGATCGGGACCAAGAAGCACATCATCCTGCGCGAGGGTAACCAGTCCGACCTGTCGCCAGACCCGGAGCTTGGCGCAGTGCTGATCCAGGTCGAACTGAAATGCCGGATCGAGCGGGTGCGCGGCGACGAGTTCGAGATCGTGGTCTCGGCCGCCGACGAGGAGCAGCAGCGCCGCATCTTCAAGCACTGCGAGAAGCTGCAAGGCGCGGGCATCCCGCCCGGAATGGTGCTGGTCGAGCCGGAGCGGCCGGGTATGCCGTTCATGCCGACGATCGGGAGCGCGTGATGGCGATGTGTTCGGAAAACGGAATTTGGGATGTCGATCGACCGCTTACCGAAGCCGACGCCAAGGAACGTGGCTGGCCAAGCCTACAGGCATGGGCGGACCATGTCACCGATCGATTAGGTACCGACGATGCAACCACCAAAAAGGCGATGGAAACCGCGCCTGAGGCATGGCGGCGACATCCGGAGCTGAAGCGGCAATGACCGACGACGAGGACGCCGGCAAAAAAGACAAGACCAGCGTGAACTACCGCGACGCCACCGGCGAGCAGCGCTGCAAGACCTGCCGCTACAGCTACGGCCCGACAGGTAGCCGCCGCTGCAGGCGCGTCAAGGGCATCATCGAGCCGGATGATGTCTGCGATCTCTGGGAGGCGAAGCGATGACGATATTCCTGATTGTGTTTGGTTGCGGGTTTGCGGCTGGTTATCTTTGGCGGCTAACGTCAGGCGATGATCGGATGGGAAGGCATCTTGGCTGACACCCCGGTCCAGCGCTTCGACGAATACGGCCGGCCGATCTACGAAATCGACTACCCCGTGCTGGCACGGTTCATGCAATCGCAGGCCTTCGTGCAGGTGATCCGCGGCCCGGTCGGATCGGGCAAATCCAAGATCTGCAACGTCAAGCTCTACGCCATCGCGAGCCAGCAGGCGCCCGACCGCTCCGGCATCCGCAGGACGCGCTGGGGCGTGATCCGCAACACCTATCCCGAGCTGATCACCACCACGATGCGGACCTGGCGCGACACCTTTCCGGAGGAGGTGTATGGGCGGATCATCATGTCGAAACCGGCATTTCAGCGACTGCGGGCCGGCGACATCGAGATGGAGATCGACTTCCTGGCGCTCGACAAGGAGGAGGATGTCTCGAAGCTGCGGTCGCTGGAATATACCGGGTTCTATGTCAACGAGCTGCAGTATGTGCCGAAGGTGCTGTTCGACGAGATGACGTCGCGGGCCGGCCGCTATCCGGCGATGAAGGACGGCGGGCCGACCTGGCGCGGCGTCATCGCCGACATGAACGCGCCCGACGAGGACCATTTCGTTCCGATGATGACAGGCGAGGTGGAATGGCCGGAGCACATGCCGCTCGACGAACGGCTGGCGCTGTCGTGGCCGCACGACTGGGATTACATGATGCAGCCGCCGGGCATGCTGGAGATCTACGGCGCCGACGGCAAGACCATCGAGGGGTATCGCGACAATCCCGATGCGGAGAACGTCAAGTGGCTGCCGTCCGGCTACTACCGCGAGCAGATCAAGGGCAAGTCCCGGGCCTGGATCAAGTCGCGGGTGCTGAACAAGATCGCGCTGGTGATCGACGGCGATCCGGTGTGGCCGTGGTTCCGCCGCGAGGTCTATGTGGCCCGGCAGGCGTTGGAGGCGGTCAAGGGGCATGACCTGTATGTGATAGCGGATTTCGGGCGGCGCCCGGCGGTGCTGTTCGCGCAGGAGATCAACCACCGGGTCTGCGTGCTCGAGGAGATGCAGGGTTTCAACCAGGGTGCGGTGACGTTCGCGCCGAAGGTCAAGCGGCATCTCGAACAACGATACTCCGGATTCAACGTCATTTTTAGAGGCGATCCGAAGGGTGCTGACAAGACCCAGAACGACGACCGCACCGCCTATGAGGTGTGGGCGGCGAACGGCATGCCGATGCAGGCCGCGCCGGTGAAGCAGAACCTGATCCAGACTCGGATCGAGGCGGTCGATCATCTGGGCTCGACGATGTATGACGGCAAGCCGAGGCTGTTGATCGATCCGCGCTGCCGCACCCTGATCATTGCGATGGAGGGTCGCTACTGCTTCGAGAAGAAGCGCGCCGGCGACATCGAGACCAAGACCGAGCCGAAGAAGGATCGCTATTCCGATCTGGCGGATTGCCTGCAGTATCTGGCGGTGTCGATCGGGGAAGGGCGGGCCATGGTCGGGCTGCAGCCGGTCGGTGAACAGAAGCCGGTGCGCGTGGCGCGGCCGCGGCGGACACTGCGGCGGGTGGTGGCTTGAGATGGACGCGGTGGTCGACGTGGCAACCGCGATCGAGCCGAGCGAATGGTTCGTGGTGTTTCACGTGAAATCCGCCAACCGCTGGATCGGCCTGCTGACGCCCGGCCGCTTCAAGCACGTCTCCGCGTTCGGCTATTGCCCCGGCGTCAAGGTGTGGCTGCTCTATGACGTGCAGTGGTCGGCGACCCGCGTCATGTTGTTCGACAAGGCGGCGATCATGCGATGGACCTCGGGATGCGCCGTGGTCCGCATCGCGCGCGTCGGTCAGCGCATGGGATGGTCATCGCGCATCGGCTTCACCTGCGTCAACGCGGTCAAGCATCTGATCGGGCTACGGTGCGTTGCGATAACCCCCGCAGCGCTCTACCGCCATATCCACCGCAATGGTGGAACCGTGATCAGTGAACACCGACAGCCCGCCGCCACCGCCGCCGCTTCCGGTCGATCCGATGCTCGCGCAGGAGCAGGCGCAGGCGCAAAGTGATCTGGTCTCCTCGCTGCAGCAGGAATCGCAGTCCGACACCGCGAGCCTGATGGCGCGTTACGGCACGCAATTGGCGATGTCCGGCGCCGCATCCGGCTCCCCGCTCGCCGCTCCGCCACCGGCCGCCGTCGTCCCCACGCAACGGGGGCTGTAGGGCATGGCCGACGAGAAGACCGAGAACCCGCTGGAGCGCGATGCGATCGGCAAGCTCGCGGCGTGCCGGACCTGGAAAAGTTACAACGAGCTCGATTTCAAGGAATGCTATTTCTTCGCCGCGCCGAACCGGCAGCGCCAGATCAACTCCCAGGTCCAGCCCGCCACCCAGCGCATGCTCGACGCGCCGGAATTGAACACCGACCAGGCGTTCATCATCGTCGCCGACTTCATCACGACCATCGTCAACGCCTTCCTGCCCGAGGCCGAACTGTGGTGCGAGCGCGGGCCCGGCATGTTCCTGCCCGGCGGCAAGGAGGGCGAGATCTGGAAGGGTATTGCCGACAAGGTCAAGGAAGGCGATGCCCTGATCTTCGATGCGATGAAGGCCTCCAACCTCTATCCGGAATTGCCGAAAGCCTTCTATCCCGATCTGGCGATTGGCACCGCCGCGCTGTGGATCGATCGCCCGCACCCGTCGCGCCCGATCACGGTGTCCGCCATCCCGCTGCGCGAGCTCGAGATCAACCTCGGTCCCTACGGCGAGATCGATGACCGCTTCGCCATCCGCTACACCCGCAACTGCTACGTCGAGACCCTGGTGGGCCAGGAAATCTGGGGCAAGATGGATGCGGAGCTGAAGAAGAAGTGCAAGGACAAGGCCAGCGACCGCACCCAGATCGCCTGGGGATATTGGCGCGATTGGACCGACTGGAGCGATGAGGTCTGGCAGCATGTCGTGCTGCTCGACGGCAAGACCCTTATCCATGACGCCGTGATCAAGGGCGAGGGCAGTTGCCCGCTGCTGCCGATGCGGTTCAACCCGACCGCGGACTGGCCGCACGGCCAGGGGCCGCTGCTGCAGGGCCTGCCGACCTTCCGCCAGGTCGACGAGTTGGACATGATGCGGATCGACCATTCCTCGCTGGCGATGCGCCCGCCGATCACCTATCCCGACGACTCCTTCGTCAACGTCGAGCAGGGCGTCGAGGAGGGGATGGCCTATCCGGTGCGCCCCGGTACGGCGGGGGACGTCAAGCCGATCTACACCCCACCAGCGCCGGAAGCCGCCAACTACCAGTACCAGGAGAAGATCGCCAACCTGCGCAAGCTGCATTTCGTCGATCATCCCGAGCAGACCGGCGACACCCCGCCGACCGCAACGCAATGGATGGATGAGCTGGCGCGGGCGCAGCGGCGCATCGGCACGCCGGGCCTGTCGTTCTGGCGAGAGGGGCCGGCCCAGATATTCCTGCGGTTCAAGCACCTGCTCGAGGCGGCCGGCGTGCTGCCGCCGCTTCAGGTCGACGGCCGCGCGGTTGCGACGATGCCGCGCAATCCGGCGCAGGCCGCGGCCGAGCAGCAGGAAGTGGTGAAGGCGATGCAGATGGCGACGTATTTCGCGCAGACCTTCCCGGAGGAGTGGAAGATGGTGGTCGACGGCAAGGCTACGATGCAGTCGATCATCGAGAAGGCGCGGATCACGCTGTTCAAGTTCCGCAAGCCGGAGGAGGTCGCGGCGATGGTCAAGCAGATGTCGCAGATGGTCGGCGATCGGCCGGTGCCGAGCCAGCAGGGCGGCGGCACGATTCCGGGGCCGGCGGCATGACTTGTCGAGCCGTAGCGCGGAGCGCGTAGGATGATCGAGCAAAAGGACATCCTCGAAGCCATCGACCGCCTCGCGCGCACCGCGGACGGTCAGATGCTGTTCCATCACCTGCAGAAGATTCTCCTCAACGTGGCGACGCCCGAGATCGGTGACGGTGCGTTGCGGCAGCTGGAGGGCCGCCGCATGTTCGCGTCCGAATTGATGGGCCTCATGGCCAAGGGAATCGCCGACAGTGACCGATACGCAATCGTCCTCAACCGCACAGTCGACCCAGAGCGGCAGCAGCCAGCAAGCCGCGGGGCAGGGCGCCGGATCAACTCAAACACAAGAGTCGCAGGCTGGGACGACCCAGTCTACGGCGGGACAGGGAACGCAGCAAACCCAGGCGGGTCAGACCCAAACCCAGGCCCAACAGCGTCCTGAATACATCCCCGAATCGCACTGGGATGCGACCGCCAACAAGGTCAAGGACGACGCGCAGCTCGCCGCACACTTCAACCAGATTTTCGCGCGCGACGCCGCCGCCCAATCCAAGCAGCTATCGCTGCCGGCCAATCCCGATGCCTACAAGGTCGAGCTCCCCACCGACTTCGCCGCGCCGCAGGGCACCGAGTTCAAGATCGACGCCGCCAATCCGCTGTGGGCGCAGGCCCGCGCCTGGGCGCACGAGAACGGCCTTTCCCAGGAAGCCTTCGCCAAGGGCATCGCGCTGATCGCCGGCGACCGAATCGGCACCCAGCAACAGGTCACCGCGGCTCATAACGCCGAGGTCGCCAAACTTGGCCCAGCCGGTCCGGCGCGTGTCGATGCCTGCGAGACCTTCTTCAAGGCGTACCTCAGCGAGGCCGAGGGCAAGCAGCTGATGTCTCGCGCCTTCACCGCGAGCGATGTCCAGATCATGGAAAAGCTTGTCGGTAAGATCACGGGCCAAGGCGGCGGCAGTTTCCGCCGCAACGGAAGCGAGCCGCCGGAACAGCCCGGCAAGGTCACGGAAGCCCAGTGGGCCACCATGACCCCGTCCCAGAAGTGGGACTACTCGCGCTCGCACGATCAGAAGCAATTCCAGACCGTCACCGGCGGCCGGCAATAGGAGCTTTAAGCGATGGCTATCTCCAACCTGATCACGCTGCCGGAATACGCCAAGGGTTTTGCCCTGGAGGACATCCGCCGCACCGTGATCGAGATGTTCACGCAGTATTCCGACATCTTCGAGGTGATGCCGTTCGAATCCCTGCGCGGCTCCAAGTACACCGGCTACCGCGAGGCCGCGCTGCCGACCCCGGTATTCCGCGCCATCAACGAAGCCTCCTCCAGCGGGCACGGCACGATCTCGCCGTTCGACGAGGCGACCTACATCGTCGACCACGATATCGACGTCGACCGCGCGATCCAGGACCGTCATGGCCCGGAGCGCCGCAACTACGAAGAGCGCATGGGGATTACCGCGTTCGCCCGGCTCTGGGTCGACACCTTCGTCAAGGGCGACCAGTCCACCAATCCGCGCGTCTTCAACGGCCTCAACGTCCGCGCCCGCAAGTTCGGCCGGCTCTACCACAACTCGACCTTATCCGGCGGCGCCGCACTGTCGCTGGCCAACCTCGACCAGGTCTACAACAACGTCTCGCGCAAGTCGGGCACCACCTACCTGTTCGTCCCCTTCATCTCGATTCCGCTCTGGATCCAGGCCGCCCGCACCTCCTCGCTGACCGGCTTCGTGATGCAGACCTGGGACCAGGTCGGCATGCCCAAGATGAGCTATGCCGGCAATCGCATCCTGTTCGGCTATCCGAAGGATGATCAGGTGCCGGTGCTGCAGTTCAGCGAGGTCGCCAACGGCGGCGGCTCCGCGGTGACCGCGTCGCTGTACTGGCTGACGCTGGGCGAAGGCATGCTGCGCGGCATCCAGGTCCGCCCGCTGACCCCCGAAGATGTCGGCCTGCTGCAGGACCGCAAGACCTTCCGCACCCACATCGCATGGGACATCGGCATGGTCGACGAACACAAGTATTGCCTGGCCCGCATGGATTCCTGGACCAACGCTCCGATCGTCGCATAGGACCCTGAAATGGCGCTGCTCACGATCACGATCAACAACCCGCCGACCGCGTTCGACAAGAAGTCGGCGGAGATCGCGTACATCGCGCGCATGCTCGATACCGTGGAGAAGGAGATCGGCCGCGGCCAGGGCACCGTCACCTCTGGCACCATCCTGACTTACGATATCAGCCTGAACAGCCCGACCGCGCAGGGCTCCTGGACCTACACGGCGCAAGCTACGAACCCGTAAGGAAACGACGACATGAACCAGATCATCCGCCCCGCGCCGCTTCCGATCTATCGCCGGGGCATGAAATTCCCGGATGGGATCAGCCGCCGGGCGCTCATCCGCGGCATGACCGACACCGATCAGGTCGGCCATCTGCAGGGCGACCGCACCTATTCGTTCGACGCCAATATGGGGTTGAGCGACGGCGCATCTGCCTATGCCGCCTCGGGCTACGCGCAATACAACGGCGCCGACGGCATCGTCGATCTGGGCGGCAACCAGAACGTCACGATAACGCTGCCCTCGATCGCGGACTCCACCACGATCACCCCACAGCAGGCCCGCATCGACGCGGTTGTCGTCATCGACATGACGGCCGTGACCACCACCGGTACCGCATCCGAGAAGCTGATCGTGGTGCTATCCAACGATCCATCGTTCGGCGCCGGCAACGTCATCATGGCCGGCATGATGGAGTTCGGCGCCATCGCCTCGCAGGACATGCCCAACGGCTTCGTCACCGCCGCGCCCAACGCGGTCGGCGGCTCGCGCTACGAAATCCCGTTCACGTCCGAGCAGAACAACGTCAAGTACGAGTACGTCAAGATCTACAACGTGATCGCCAACTCGGGCTCGTTCACCTATCGGGCCTTCATCGCAGTGTTGCCGGAGCCATAGCATGACCGACCAAAAGGTATCGCAAGAGCGAACCAGCGAGCCGCGCCGGAACATCCTGCCCTCAGATGTTGATGCCCAAGGCGGGGTTGTGCTGTGGGATCATGGGCCGCAGGAATACGTGGCCGTCCCCGGCGACACCGAGGAACAGAGCGCGGCCAAGAAAGAGCAGCACGATCGTGCGGCGGCGGAGTGGAAGGCTGCGCACGGCGATGCGCCGGTGCCGCAGCGGATGCATCAGGCCGACGCCTCGCACGCGATGTCGGTCGAGCCTGACCGCTATAGCATGGAGCCATCCGAGCTGGACGAGGGCGAGATCGAGAAGCGCATGGAGGAGATCAGGGCCAAGCGCCAGGCCGCGATCGATGCGCCGCAGATCGCGCTAGACCGCAAGGCTGCGATCGAATCCATCATGAGCGACCGCCGGGCCGCCACGACCGCCGCTGCCGTGGAGGCGGGGCCGGAAGTCAAGCCGCTTCCGGTGCAGGAGCCCGCGCCGGTTGTGACGGTCCCGGTTGATAGCGGGCCCGCGCCGCTATTCCAGACCCAGCCCCCCGCTGAACCGGAGACCCATTCGTGAGCGAAGCCCAACTCTATCCCGGCGTGAAGATGTCGACGAGCGGCAACACCGATCTGCCGCCGAACTCGTTCGACATCCAGCAGGTGATCCTGTGGGACGTCGGGCCGCCGAAGCCGGTGGCGCCGAAGCGGCCGCCGGTGCCCAAGGTGCTCAAGGAGAGCAAGGAGGGCGACCCCGAATACGATCTGGCCAAGATCGAGATGACCGACCAGCTCGAGGAATATTCCGAGGCGCTGAAGCGCTGGAAACAGGAAAAGATCGAATATGCCGCGTGGGGCGACAGGGGCGCGGTAGAGCTTCCGTTCTGGTCCTGCGATGCCGCCGACGCATTGGCAAATGACGCCAAGGCGTTTGCCGAAGGTCGCCAGGCCTCACTCCGCTATTACATTTCCTCACGCACGCGAGGGCATGGCAATCTGCCAAATCTAGGCCTTCCCGAGGGCAAGAAACCAGGCAAGGCGCAGGCTGAACAGGAACGCCGCGCCCGCGAGGGCGACGCCGATCTGGTCGCCGCCCGCCGCGCCGATCCCGTCTTTGGACAACAGGAGATTCGTCCATGAACTTCCGCAAGAAGATTGCCGGCCTCGTCGCCGGCGCCGCCATTCTCGCACTGGCGTTGCTGCCGCTCGCTCCTGCCAAGGCCAACGTCCAGCAGCTCTGCCAAGGCGACGTCTCCGGCGCCGCGACCGGCTCGCGCACCATCGGCGGCACCAACTCCGCCGTTCCCTCAGGCACGCTCTACACCCTCAACGGCGCCGGCTGCGCCGCCATCAAGGCGCAGGATGTCGGTTATTTCCTGAGCCAAGGATACACGATCGCGCAGGGCCTGCCGGTTCTGCAGTTCGTGGTCCCCGTTGCCGCGACCGGAACTACCGATTATATTGTGGGAACGCTTCCGCCGAACGCAGTCATCACCGGTATTTACAATTCCAACACCGATGCCTCGCATGCGGTCACCGGCGGCATCAACCTCGGCACCACCTCCGGCGGCGCCGATATCGTAGCCGGCGCCAATTTCCTGTCCCCTACTTCCAGCGTGCAGTTCGTGACCGATGCCCTGACGCTGAAGCGCCTGTTCTCCACGACCGTAGGGCAGGCGATCCACGCCAACGCGATCACCTCGTGGAACACGCCGACCACGGTCACCATCACCATCGCCTACACGTACTTCTGAGCCCTGATGCTTCGCCGCTTCCTCCCAGGACTTCTGGCCGCCGCAACTCTCATCGCGGCGGCTTCTTCTTGTCTTGCGCAGACCATCGTCGATGCCGCGACCACCAACGCCTCAATCTCGATCACGACCGGCAACACCTTCCAGCAGGCGCTGGCCGCGCTAGGCGCCCCTCCGGCGCAGCGCCGTTCGCTGACCATCGCCAACAACAACACCAATAGCGATAGCTGTTGGATTTACATCGGTGCGACGGCATCTGCCACCAAGGCGTTGTCGATCCTGCTGCTGCCCGGCGGAAGCTACACCCGGTATTATCCTTACGTTCCGTCGGACAATATAGCGGCGACCTGCACGACGACGGCGGATACTTTGTATTTGGACACCCAATGAAACGCGCGCTCGGCATTCTGCTCGCGCTCCTCCTGACATCGGCGGCTCTGGCCGACGGCATCCAAAACCCCAACGCCGCAACCAGCGGCGCCCAGGCCACGCTACTGCCGGGAAATCCAGCCTCGACCGCCAGCACCGCTCTGGTGATGATGGGGCTGGGAACGACCTGCGTTCTCACGCCAAAGACGACTGGCCGGATCAACGTTGCGTTCTACGGCAATCAACAGAACACCACGATCTCGGACGGTTCGCAGGTCAAGGCCGCCTTTGGCACCGGCGTGGCACCGGTCAACGGTGCGGCGGCTTCCGGAACCACGATCGGCACCACCGTCTCGGCTTTCAGCCCCACCGCGAACGCCGCCTACCCCTTCTTCGTTGGCGGCACCATCATCGGGCAAGCGCTGGGAGCCGCGCTATGGTTCGACCTGCAGGCCGCCGCGATCACCGGCGGAGCCTCTCAGCTCGCCAACATCACCTGCGTCCTGACGGAATTCTAGGTTGCCACTTCCGGTTTTAGCCGTTAAGACGCTCGCGTGGAGCCAAAACCGACCATGCGCCAGATTGCCGTCGCGGCCGTGCTGTTCGCCGCCGTCGCCGCTCTCACCGTTGCCTATCCGCCCGCAAATCAGGATAGTGCCATAGCCTCCTGCCTGACCGACCACCCGATCAACGTCGTGCAGTGCGTCGACACCGGTACCGGACACCACAGCCTGATGGAAGCCATCCCGCACTAGCACGGTGCGTTGCGGCACCCCATAGCCCGCCGCATGGTCGGGCATGGCCTTCGAGTTTCCAAGAGACAAGCTATCGGTCTGCAACTCGGCGCTGCTGCTCACCGGGGACAACATCGTGGCTGTCGCGGATGACGGCTCCGACGAGTGGAACGTCGCTTCCGAGGCCTATGAGACCGCGATCGGCTATATCAGCGAGAGCCATTCCTGGGGTTTTGCCAAGAAGGTCGTGACCCTGCAGCCGAGCCCGACGGCGCCGGCCGACACCGATTGGGACACCGCCTATCCGCTGCCATCGGATCTGGTGTTCCTGCTGTGGGCCAAGATCAACCAGAACTCCTCGACGCCGCTGCCGTTCGACACCAACCAACTCACGCTATACGACATCCAGGCCGGTCCAAACGGCCCGCTGCTGCTGATCAACGCGCAAGGCGGCCCGCCGCCGCCGAGCCCGCCGCAGACCCCCTGCGCGGTGTTCATCCAGTACATCTCGAACGCCGGCGCGCTGTGCGATTCGACCAGCGGAACGCCGACCCTGGTTGCCGCTCTGCAGCGCTTCGTGATGGCCGGAAACTATCGGGGCCTGCATGAGGATGTCGCGGAAGCCAGGGTCGAGGAGCAGGCAGCGCGCGCGCTGCTGCAGGAAGCCCGCACCCGCTACGACCAGCAGAAGCCGAAGCGCTCTTTCTTCAACTCGCGCATGGGCGCATCGCGTCGCGTCCGCCGGCCGTGGCCGCAGCAGGGCACCGGCCAATGGGGAAGCGGCTCCGGATCGGGCACGCCCGGTTAAGGGAGGCCTGATTGGCAATTCCAAAAATCACCGGCGCCCAACGTGACTTCTCCTATGGCGAGGTCGACGTCGAGCTGAAGCGCTCCGACGAGCATCCGGCGTTCAAGGCGGGCCTGCGCCAGATGAGCAATGCGCGGCTGCTCAATTCGAAGAAGCCGCAGAACCGGCCCGGCCGCCGCGCGCTCTATCCTGATAACATCAATAACGCGCCGCGCACCGATCGTATCACGATGTCCCCCGGCAACGTGTTCGATATCCAGTTTTCCGCGGTGCCTGGACGCATACAGATCATCAATTCGGCCGGTGTTCTCGTAGCAAATTTCGTTGCGACCGGTAGCGGCGGCGCCTTGCCATGGGGCAATCCAGATATCGACAGCATTGTCTTCTGCATCATCGGCTTATCGATCTACATCACCTTCACCGGTATGCGCCCGCAGGTCGTATCGTGGGATGGCGTCTCGTCGTGGACGATCGCCGACTATAACGAGGTGCTCTACACCAACCAGAAGCGCACGCCATTCTATCGCATCTCGCCGCAGGGCATAACGCTGCAGCCCTCCGCCACGACCGGCTCGGTAACGGTGACGGCTTCCGCTCCGGTGTTCACCTCGGCAAGCGTCGGAACCCGTATCCGCTATATCGGCCGCCAGCTTCTAATTACCGCCTTCACCGATACGCAGCACGTCACCGCGACGGTCGAGGAGACGCTGCCCAGCAGTCAGACACTGACCTTCGCCGTCGATCCGACGCCCTACTATAACCTCGGCGATGAGGTGATCGGATCAGTATCCGGGTCGAAGGGCATCGTGACCAGCATCAATGCCGCCGGCAAGAACATCAACGTGCAATTGCTCTCGGTCGTCACGTCGGTCCTGTTCACACAGACCGCTGCCAATCCCGGCGCCTTTGACCGAACCGGCGGCGCGCAAACGCTGGCACCGACCGTGTTTGCCTTTCTCGGCACCGATACCGTCGCAGGCCCCGGCGGTGCGCTTGGCCCGACTGGACTTGTTGTCAGCGGAGCGACTGGCGCTCCGCAGGCGGTCACGATATGGGATGATGAGGTCATGAACGCGTTGCGGGGTTTCCCGGCATCGTGCTTCACTGACCAGTTCCGTCTCGGCTTCTGCGATTTCCCGGCGATCCCCGGCGGCATCCTGTGGTCGGCGATCAATGCGCAGACGGACATCTATGCCAATGATGCTTCCTCGCCCAGCAACGCGATCTTCGAAATCGCGCCGGACAAGGTGCGCATCCGCTATGTGGTGGCGGGGCCGGAGAGTTCGGAATTCGTATTCTGCGATCACAAAATCTATTACATCAAGATCGATGCGCAGACGCCGCTGATCCCCGGCAATGTCAGCTTCCAGACACTCTCCGGCGACGGCGCCGCCGCGGTGCAGCCGCGGGTCGCGCAGGACGTGATCTTCTATGTCAGGGCCGGCGGCAATAGCGTGATGGCGGTGGTGGCGCCGGGCGCATACTATCGGCCGTTCAACACCAAGAACATCAGCGAGTTCGCAACCCATCTGTTCAATAACATCGTGGCGCTGGCCGCACCGAATGCCGATTCGACGTTTCAGGAACGCTATCTCTATGTGCTCAACGCCAATGGCTCGATGACGGTCGGCAAGTACAACATTCATGACGGATCGATTGGGGATGATATTGGCTGGAGCCCGTGGTCGGGTCCGAATACGGGCTACAAATGGGTATCGGCCAACAATGCCGATGTGATCTTTACCACGACTTATTTCAGCGGCTTCAACATGGTCGAGGTCGTTGACGACACGCAATATCTCGATGGCGCGTTTCTGGTGAACAGCCCGCCCGCTGCGTTCACGCCTCCTGGCGGCAAGGGGCCGCTGTATTTTATACCCGGCCAGAGCGTGACCTTGATGGATCAGGGCACGCGCATGATGGGGACGTACAAGATCGACGCCAACGGCTTCATCATTCCGCAGGGCCAAGGTGGCGAGAACCTCGCATCGAGCTCGCTGGTCGCCGGGCAGGCTTGGACCATGACGATCGAGCCGTTCACCCCTGACGCCTCGCCGGGCCAGAGCGTGCATCAGCGCATGTTCAAGCGCCGGGTGTCACGATGGGTTGCCTACTTCGTCAACTCCACCGGCTTCGTGATGGCGCGGCTGTTCTCCGGACCGCTGACGCCAATCTCTCCGCCGCTCGGCACCATCATGAACAACCGCCGCATCCCAGCCTGGAATCAGGGCGACAACCCGCTGCTGCCGCCGCCCTTACGCGAGGGATTCGAGCGCGCGCGACCGCTCGGCCGATCGCCGGACGCCAGGGTCGCGATCATCAAGGATACGCCAGGCCAGTTTCAGCTCAGCGAAATCGGCATCGAGGTAAGCATCTAGATGGGCGATCCAGTCACCCTCGGCGTTACCGCCGCCATGTCTCTCGCCTCGGTGGGCCTGTCCGCAGCCAGTCAGGGCGTGGCGGCGCAGGGCACCGCAACGGCCGACGAGTTCAAGGCCCAGCAGCTCGACCAAGCGGCGACCTACGGCGAGCTGAAGGCACAGCAGACCAACGCCAAGCTGACGCAAAACCTGACCATGACGCTCGGCAACATCGATGCCGTGCGCGCGGCGCAGCGCACCGATCCGACCTCGCCGACGAGCGCGGCGGTGCGGGATTATGTCGAGACCACCGGAACGGAGCAGAAGGATATCACGGTTGCCAATATCGATGAGCAGGCGAGGACCGACGAGGCCAGCGCCGCCTACATGGGGCAGGCGGCCAGTACGGCGCTGCTGGGCGGCGACCTCTCGATTGCCGGGACGCTGCTGAAGGGGGCGAGCGGGGCCGTCGGCTCGATTGGCAAGATCGGCGGCGGCAACGGCATCACCGTCCCCGGCTTCAACCCGATCGCCGGCGTAAGCGGGCAATAGCACATGTCGAGCCGAAGCAGGAGCGTAGGCTGATGGCCGATCCGATTCCCCTCTTCACCCAGCGTGTCGTCACCTCGGAGGCGCCGCAATCCAGGCTGTCCGGCGCTGATATCGCGCAGCCCTATGAGAGCCTGGCGCGCGGCCTGGATGCGCTGGGGCAGGGGACCGAGGCCGTTGCGGTGCCGCTGGCCGAGCGCGCCGGCGCCGAGGCGGTCACCCGCGACGCGCAGGGCAATATCCAGGTCGAGAAGATGCCGATCTTTGGATTGGCCGGGCAGGCCTATACCCGGGCCGTCAAGGTAGGCGCGCTGGCGGAGGCTGACGGTGTGGCGCAGCGCGAAGATATTGCGATGCGGGATAAATACCGCGACGATCCCGAGGGCTACAAGACGGCGGCCGATAGTTTCAAGCAGGGCCAAATCCAGAAGATGACCGATGCGGCGGGCCCCGAGGTGGGCACAGCGCTCGGCCGGGTGATCGACCGGACCACGACCCAAACCTACCGCGGACTGCTCAACGAGAAGGAGCGGCTCGATCTGCAGCGCGCCGATGGCGCGATCACCGCCGGCGTCAACTCGGCCAGCGACGACGCCATTGCGCTGGCGCGCGGCGGTGCGCCGACGACCTCGCCGGACTTCCAGGCGGCGCTCGACAAGTATACCGGCCTGCTCGACGAGAAGCTGAAGAACCCCAGACTGGCCTACACCCAGGAGCAGCACGATCTCGACATCCAGCAGTTCCAGGGCCAGCTCGCCGGCGCCCGCAACCTCTACCACGTCGATCAGGTCTACAAGGATCAGGGCTACCAGCCCGCGGTCGAGGCCGCCAAGGACGTCCTGACGAACCCCGACTACAAGCTGACCGAGGCCCAGCGCCAGGGCTTCTACAGCCACGCCATGGGGGAAATCCGGGCCAACGAGGCAATCCGGCATCAGGACATCGGCGAGGCCCGCACCGCATTCCGCGAGTTGTCCACAGCCTCGCAGCTCGGCCAGCGCATCTCGCCCGACGAGGTCGAGAGCGTGCGATCGGCGTTCAAGGCAGCCAATTACCCGGCCGGCATCGCCGCGGTGGATGCCGCCTTCTCGCACAAGGATCTGCACGACGATTTCGGCCGGATGCCGCTCTCCAGCCAAACCCAGGAGCTGAACACGATCCGGGGTGCTGCGGCCGCCAAAACCGCCTATCAGTTCTTCACCGGCCGCGGCTACACCCCGGAACAGGCCTCAGGCATTGTCGGCAATCTCGCGCACGAAAGCGGGCTGAATCCGAGCGCCGTGGGCGATTCCGGCACGTCAGTCGGGCTGGCCCAATTCCACAACGAGCGCGCCGCGGCCCTACAATCCTATGCCGCCTCGGTCGGCAAGCCGGCCACGGATTTCCAGACCCAGCTCGAGTTCATCGACAAGGAATTGCATGGGCCGGAGGCGGCGACCTTTGCCAAATTGCAAGGAGCGCGGACGCCGGAGGAGGCGGCGCAGGCCTTCATCAATTACGAGCGCCCGGCGGGCTATACGCCGCAAAACCCGGCCGGCGGGGCTGGCTATCAGAGCCGGCAGACCTTGGCGCGGAGCGTCTATCAGGGCTCGGCCGCGGACGGCTCGGGCGGTCCCGGCGTGGCGTCGTGGCTGATCGCCAACCGGGCGGCAACGGTGGACGATACGGCCACCCGCGGCTGGAAGCAGGTGATGGACGATTGGTCGGCCGGCAAGGGGGGCGGACCGTCGAACGACAAGGTCGGCGAGATCCTCGATGCCGCGCGCGCCACCGGGAACGTCGACCTGCAGGCCAAGATCGCCCGCGACATGGACGTGATCGACAAGGTTCAGCGCATCAGCCAGTTGCCGGTCGCCCAGCAGAACGCAGTCGAACTGGAACTGCGGCGGCGGCTGGCCGAGGGCTCCGCGACGCCCGGCTCGGAGCTGATCGAGAAGCAGCTGATGGCCCGCACCCAGGCGATCCAGAAGGGGCTGGAGAGCGACCCGGTTGCGACCACGGTTGCCAACTTCCCGGGCAAGCTGAAGACCCCGGCGCCGCTCGATTTCACCAACCCTCAGGCGCTGATCGCGGGCCTGAAGATGCGCGGCCAGATCGCGCAGACCGGGGCCGCCAATTGGCAGACCGGTCCCCTTTCGGCCCTGGACAGCCAGGAGGTCACCGCCGCCAAGGCCGCGCTCAGCAACCCGGATCCCGCCGTCAAGGCCGGCATCTACGGCGCTATCGCCACCCTGCCGGAGGATGTCCGCGGTGCCACGCTGCGCGCGATCGGCGGCAACGAACCGGAGGGCATGGCACAAGCAGCCGCCGGTTCCATGATGTCAACCGCCCCGCAGATCGCCTCCTCGATCTTCCGCGGCCAGGCTGCCATGAAGGCCGACAAGCGCTATGACCCGACCGCCGAGATCGAGGGCAAGCGGACCTATTCCGCCGACCTCGACAAGGCGCTGCCGGCCGCCACCTTCACGCTGCAGGACCGCACCGACCCGGCCGGCGCCTATGCCACCATGGGCACGATGGTAAAGGCTCGGTATGCCGATCTCTCGGCGCAAGCCGGCGACACCAACTATTCGAGCGGCCGGCTGCAGCAGGCCGTCACCGACGTCACCGGCGGCATTTTGAGCCATAATGGCGGAACATTGATCGCCCCGGCTCGCGGGATGTCGCAAAGCCAGTTTGACAGTACGATCCGCGGCATCGGCGATCGCGACCTCGCCGGCGTCACCACCCTGTCCGGATCGCCGGTCACCGCGGCCTATCTCCGCGACAATGCCCAGATCGAGAGCGTCGGCGACGGCCGCTATTTCGTGAAGCTCGGCAACGACCCGGCCAAGCCGGTCTATGCCTACCAAGGCGCCAACGGCGAATTGCCGTCCAAGTTCGTGCTCGACCTGCGCGGCCGGGCCGGTGCGCCGACCCCCGGCTTTGCCGCACCGGATAACCCGCTCTGATGCTCGACCTCTGGCAAAACAACGAGGGCGTCTCGGCCAAGATCGGGCCTGCCGAAGGCACTGATCTGCCCGCCACCTTCGGCGACACCTTCGATGCAGCGTGGCACGAGGGCCAGCTTTTCTCCGGATCGATCGCGCGCGGCAATGCGCAGATGGCCGGGCTCGACAGCTATATCGACGACGTCAACAAGGCCAGCGGGCAGGACATCAGGCGGGATGTCTATGGCCGGCTCGACATGATGAACGCCGCCAACGAGGCGGTTGCCAAGATCAGAAAGACGCAGCCCGATCTCCAGGTTCCCGACCTGACCGATGACGAGCTGAACCGGCGCGCGGTGGCGGCGTCATCCGAGGCGCACCAGGCCGCAACCGACATGGCCGGCCGCGAGAAGACCCTCGGCGGCAAGATCGGTGGCGTGCTTGGCGGGCTGGCATCTGGCACGGTGGACCCGGTCAATCTGGTAGGGCTGGCCGTGGCGCCGGAGGCAGAGCTTGGCGTGCTCGGCACTGCGGCGGCATGGGGTGGTTACGGCGCGGCCTCGCAGGCCGTTAACGAGGTGATGAGCGCCGGCTTTCGCAATCAGGTCGAGCCGGGCTATACGGCGTCGGACCAGCCCGGCATGAACGTGGTCGAGGGCGCGGTTGGCGGCGCGGTGCTTGGCGGCCTGTTCAAGGGGCTCGGCAACACATGGACCCGGATGAAGACCGGCGAATGGCCGCGCTCGGTCCGCGACGCCGGCAACATCGTCGAGAGCGAAGCCAATATCCAGCAGAGCAACGTGCTGCCGGGCGTCGAGGGCGAGGCGGCGCATCGGACCGCCCTGCAGGACAGCATCGATCAAATCGTGTCGGGCAAGCCAGTCGATACCGGAGATAGTCTCCAAGGTAGCGTGCTTGCCTCGTACAATCGAAGGCTGGACCCGGCTCTTGATGCCCTGTCCGAAGTCAAGGCCGCGCGCAACGCAGTGCAGATGGAGCGCGCCGCGCAGGAAGCGCAAGTGGCGCCGGAGCTTCCATTCGCCGGCTCTATCGCAGAAGGTCAGGAGACGGCGGCGGTCGCAAAACTTGGCGGGCATTTGGAGGATTTGGCCAAGTCAGTCGGCGCCGACATCGCACCGGATGAAGCGCGCGCGCTAGCGGAAAAAGTCTCAAGGCTATCCACAGATCAGGCGACGGCTGCGCTTGATGAGTTCATGCTGCGCCCCCGCACGTTGCCCGACACATTGCCCAGCGTCTCTGCAATCACTACGGCCGAGCGCGCGATCCCCACGACCGAAATTCCCGCCGCGCCCGTCGACCACGCTGCCATCCTCGCCGACCAGAACCACGTCACCGCCATGAGCACCGATCTAGAACGGATGCGCGATACCGGCCAGGGCGGCATGATCCCGATGGGCGTGGACGAGAAGGGCGATCCGACCTATCGGCTGCTCGACGAAGCGCTGGCTGACGCGCACAACGATCGTGATGCGGCTGAGCAGTTGGAAAGCTGCATCAACCCGCCGGCAGAAGAAGAGGCACAGCCATTGAAACGGGATGTAACATCAAGAGGTCGCAGCGGACGCCCGCTGACTTCCGAGAAACTCCCAACTCTCGATACCGACGATCTTATCATGCAGAAAGAGGCCGCTGATTTTACTCGAAAACTCAGTGAGCCAATTGAAGAACACGAATCGTTAATTCCAGAAGACATGGGCAATGAAGAAGCTGCAAACATCTTTGAGAAGCAGCTCCGAGCGGCACAAAAGGAATAGGCCATGTCGGTTGCAGATTGCCTCGCAAAACTCGTGGCCACGAGAGCCATCCCACAGGCTACGGCTGATAGTGCGCTCGAAATGCACTCCAGGATGAAGCGCGAATTCACCAACGAAATGCCGCCGGCTTCTGCAGATGCCGCCGCCGCTCTCGCCGCCGCCAAGGCCTTGCGCACCTCCTCCGCCGAGAAAATCCGCAACATCTCGGCCCAGGTCTCCGCCTTCAAGAACGGCGAGCAGCGGCTGACCGATCATCCCATGGGCCGGATGGCGGCGCTGGCGGGTATGATCACCCGCGACCTCTGGCGCGATGCCAAGGCGTTCGGCGATCTGCCGGCGGAATCGCTGGTCAAGCAGGGCCCGAACGTCGAGGGCAAGTACAAGGCTACGGTGGCGACGCTGTTCCAAAAGTTTGCGGCGGGGATGGAGGCTTACAAGCCGGGATTCCGGGGGGCGACCCAGCAGCAATTGACCGGCGTCGACAACATGATCCGGGAGATTTTCGGGGTCGATACCGGCGATGCGTTGTCCAAGTCGGCCGCGAAGGGCTGGACCGATGCGGCGACCTATGCGTCCGATCGTGCCAAGCAGTCCGGCAAGATGTTCGATCAGCTTGAGGATTGGCGGGTGCCGCAGTTCTGGCGTGGGACGCGGGTTGCCTCGATCGGCAAGGCCGAGTTCACTCGCGACATCTACGAAGCCGCCGACAAGGGCGCGATGGTGATCTGGAACAAGGCCGAGAGCCGCCCGGCCACTGTGGCTGAGCGCGATGCCATCATGAATGTGGCTTATCAGGACATCACCAACACCGGCGGCGGCTCGGCGCCGTTCTCGACCAATCAGCGCACCTTCAACTTCGCCGGTGGCCAAGCTGGCTCCGATGCCTATCTCAGCCTGCAAAAGAAGTATGGCCCCGGCACCAACGTCATGCAGATGATGGTCGGTCACCTCGACCGCATGGCGCACGACATCGCGCTCACCGAAACGTTCGGGCCGAGCTATGAGGCGAACTTCCGCGCGCTGTTCAAGGAGGCCAAGGCGAGTCCGGAAATCCCTGCGGCCACGGTCGGTAAGGGCAATCCGGCGCGGATGGTAGCGGCGATGCTGGAGAGCAAAGGCGCGGTCGAGGGCGCATGGAAGGTCGCGACAGGGCAGGTGCATCCGACCCACGACACCTTCATGACCTCGATGCTGGGCGCGCTGCGCAACATGAACGTCGCCTCATCGCTGCGGCAGGCCGTGTTCTCGGTGCTGCCGACCGACAGCGTGACGCAGCTGCTGGCGGCCAATCATCTTGGCATGGATGGTATAGGCCACATGGCGCGGACGTTCGGCGGCGGGGTGTCCAAGGATGATGCGGCGCATCTGAATATCCAGGCGCATTCGATGATGGACTATGTCAACGGGATCAGGGATTATGACGATCATGTCTCGCTGCTGCAGAGCACCGGAAAGTTCGCGTCGGGCACGGTGAAGGCGACCGGGCTGGACGCGTGGGGGCAGGTTGGAAAGCGGACATGGTCGGGCGACATGCTCAACCTGTTCGCGCAGCAAAGCGATAAGGCCTTCTCCGATCTCGATCCGAAGTTCAAGGGCTTCCTCGATAGCTACGGCTTCACCGAGCAGGACTGGAACAAGCTGCGCGATCCGCAGCACCAGCTGGACCTGCGCGGCGCAAAATATCTCAACCCGAACACGCTGCAGACCGCCGACCGTCCGCTCTACGAGCGAGTGATGAACGCGATCCAGGAGCAGGGCGCGTTCGCGATGCATCAGCCGGACTTCCGGTTGCGCTCGATCGAGAGCGGCGCGGCGTTCAATATCGGGCCGGGTATCGGTGCCGAGGCATGGCGCTCGCTGTTCCAGTTCAAGACGTTTGCGCTCAGCCGCATGTCGACCCAGATGATGCGGGTGCTAACCGACGGACCGATCGAGAACCGGGTCGCGCGCGGGTTGGCGTTCGTCACGCTATCTACGGCGGCGGGCGCAGCATCGATCGAAGCGCTATCCCTGATCAACGGCAAGGACCCGGAGAGCATGGAGAAGCCATCGTTCTGGGCACGCGCAATGCTCAAGGGCGGGGCAGCCGGTTATTACGGCGAACTGATTGATGCCGCGATGCGGGGGCAGCAATCCAGCGCGGACGTGCTGCAGGGCATGGCGGGCCCGGCCGTCGGCGTCCTGGCGGATGTGGCGCGGCTGGCGACCTCGCCGGTGCGCGAGCAGTTCAGCGACGATCAGAAGTATCGGCAGAGCACGATAGGGCGGACGGCGATCAACATTGCGAAGCGCTCGACGCCGAACACCTGGTATACCCGGCTCGCCGTCGACCGCCTGCTCTGGGACAAGCTACAGACCCTGGTCGATCCCGATTACCGCAAGAGCTGGGATCGCGCCCAACGCAACGTGCAGAAATCCACCGGTTCCGGCTTCTGGTGGGCACCGGGTAATTCGACGCCTCAGCGCGCGCCGGACATGTCGACAATCACGGCGCACTAGCACGGTGCGTTGCGGCAGATGGCCTGATCGCCATCCTGCCGCCCATGAGCCTGACCCGCCGTTTCCTCCTCGCTTTCGCCCTCCTGGCCGGGCTGGTCCCGGCCGTTTCTTTTGCCCAGGCCCCGCCGCCGGTGCCAGCGCTGCCCGACACCGAGCGCCGGCAGTCCTATTCGATCGTGGCCTCGACCTGCGCCTGCAGCGTCAATATGGCGCTGCTGGGCGACGCGACCGACTATCAGAATTGGCTCGAAGTCTTCATCAACGGCAAGCTGGCGCCATACAACGACCCGGTCGTCGGCTGGGCCATCACCTCGCCGACCGGCTCGCTCTCCGTTATCCCGCGCCCGATCACCGACGCCATCCTGACCTTCAATCTGCCGGTCACCGGAACGATTCAGATCGTCGGCGCCCGCCGCCCGCGCCGCGTCTCACAGTTCAACGAAAGCCAGGGCGTTCCGGCCCGCGCGTTGAACCAGACCTTCACCGACGTCATCGCGATGCAGCGCGAGCTGTGGGACAAGACCAACGATTTCACTGGCCGCGGCATCTTCTCGCAGCCCGGCAACACGCTTGGATTATTGCCGCTGCCGGCCGCCTGCGTCAGCGCCTACATGGCGTTCGACTCGACCGGCCTGAATCCGGTTTGCTTGCCCTCCGTCCCATCGGGCAGCATCGGCGCGAACACGATCACGAACGCCATGCTGGCGGCGATGGCCGCCGACACCATCAAGTGCAACCCGACGTCGGGCTCGGCCAACGCGCAAGACTGCACGCAGTCCCAGATCGCCACCATCCTGCCCGGCGCGGGCCTCAATCTGCTGAACGGCCAGACCGTCAGCTATCCGATCGCAAACACCGATTGCAGCAAAACCGTCAACATGGTGGGCATCGGCCTGACGGCCACCCTGCCGTCCGTCTCTGGATTCCAGACCAACTGCGTCGTCACGATCGCCAACGGCAATGCGCTCGCCGGTGTCTTTCTATCCGGCTTCCCCGGAGGCCTCAACTCTTCGGGCATTCTTTGGCCGACGCAATCCGTCACCGTCGGCATCATCAATGGCGCCTGGAATATCCTGATCAATCCGTATCGCTGGCAGCTGCAGACCACGGTCAATTTCTACGTGCGTCCGGACGGCTCCGACAGCAACGACGGCCTCGCCAATTCCTCCGCGCGCGCGTGGTTGACGCCTAACCACGGATTCTCGGTGATCGCCGATCAGGTCGACATCAACCAGCCGTTCGGCGGGCTGGCGATTGTCAATCATACCTGCGGCACGCCGCCGTGCACGATCACTGCTGCGGCGCAGATGCTCAACATCATTGGGCTTTCGTTCATCGGTGGCGCGCCGGAGTACATCGGCAATTGCGGCACACCGACGAACGTAAAGTTCAGTCCGTCAACCGCCGTCAATGCTGATATTCAGGTTACCTTCGGCGCGGGCGGCAGCGTTAGCCCGATTTTGATCGGCGGCTTTGAACTCGCCGGCGGGACCAATGCCAACTACGGCATGTATGTCTCGGGCAATTCTCAGGTGAATATTTTCTGCCCGATGCAGGTCGACGCGATCTCATCGACACCCACCGGCGGATACCCGGCCGGCATCGGCATCGGCGCAAATTCGGGCGGCCATATCTATCTCAATGCGACGTTGTTCTACACCGCCAACATCGGTGCGGCGCTGTCGGTGACCAACGGCGGCTATATGGAGAACGGCGGACCGGTGACCGTCAACACGTCGAACACTCCGGCATGGACCAACGGGTTTGTGTTTGGCGCATGGAATGGGACGGCAGCGCTCACGCTCAGTTTCAACGGCACTGGGGCCACCGGGAACCGCTGCGCCTTCTCGGCTGGCGCGTCGCTGTACACCAATGGTGGGCTAGCCGCTCTTCCAGGAACCGGAGCCTGCTCGGTTGGCGCCGGCACGGTCACCGATGTCGCCGGGAATCGGGCCTACGTTCAATAAATCAAGTCCGCACGGTGCGTTGCGGCGATGCCACACCATGCCATGGTTCCCATCACATGGCGGATATCCTGCAAAATCTCCTGTCGAAAGCCGATCTCCTGATTGTTTTCATGGGGATGGCGCTGCTGCTGTGGCGGTCTCTTAGCGCGCTGCAGAGTTCGAACAGCGAAAATGTCTCGCTAACCCAGATGCTGGCCAAATTGATCGTCGGTCAGCAGGTGCCCGACAAGCCGCTGCCTAGCCCCGTGGTGCCGCCAAAGCCAGCGGCTGTTCAACCGTCGGTCCCGGCTTCAGCCAAGCCATCTGAGCCGCCCAAGCCGCCGCCAGCCGCTCCGGCCGCCTCCGACAATTTCAACGCCTGCATGGCCTTCGTCTGGCCCGAGGAAGGCGGGTTTTCCAACGATCCGCAGGACCATGGCGGCCCGACCAACCTGGGCGTGACCATTCCAGATCTGGCGCAGGCTGGGATGCCGGCGACCGTCGATGATGTCAAGGCGCTGACCAAGCCGATCGCCGCCGCGCGCATCTATCGCCCCTTTTATTGGAATGCGATGCACTGCGACGAGCTCCCCCGCGGCGTCGATCTTTGCGTGTTTGACCTCGGTATCAATGCTGGCATCCATGAGGCGGCCAAGCTTCTGCAGCGCGATGTCGGCACGGCGACCGATGGCGTGATCGGACCAGCGACGATCGCCGCCGCTCATGCCAGGGCGGCGGCGGACATTATCCGGACATTCACCGAGGAGCGCCTGAGCTTCTACCAATCGCTAAAGCAGTTCGATCGCTTCGGGCGTGATTGGACCAAGCGTACCAATGACTGCCATGCGGCAGCGTTGAAGATGGCCGGGGAGGCAGCTAGCGCGGCCCCTTTAGCCAAAACCCCAGCGCTAAACTGAAAGTCATCACCATGACCGACACCACTGTCACCACTTCTGCCACGTCCGGTATCTCGACCGCCGCCGCCACCGCCGAAAAGGTCGTCGAGGTGATCGGCAGCGTCTCGGGACCGATTCTGACCGGCGTTTCCCTGTTCGTCCCGGGCGCGGCGGCCATCACTGTGCCGATGGAAACGATCCTGCCGTTGATTCTGCCCGACATCGAGAAGGCCTTGAACGATATCTCTCAGGGCACCTATGGGGATATCTTCTCGGTGCTGTCGCAGTTTGTCAGCCACATCAGCGCAGGCAAGCCGAACTCTCCGATCCTCAGCGCGATCGGCACCGCGGCATCCGCGCTGGCGCAAAAGCAGGCGACGCCGTCGTCCAGCACCTCGGCGCAGGGCAGTGCTTAAGCCATGTTCGAGGACAAATGGCTGGCGCTGGCCCTGATCGCCGTCGGTTGCACGCTGCTGTTCGCCTCCTACCGGGCGGACAAGACGGCCGATTTCGAGAGCGGGTCGTTCATCGGCGTGGTGATCGGGATCGTCGCCGGGGTGGTCTGCATCGCAGGCGGCCTCGGCATCTTCCTGGTCGCGGGCTTCAAGGCAATCTGAAAGGACGCACGCATGAAATCCACTCTCATCGCGCTCGTGCTAATCGCGGGCCCGGCGTCGGCCCAGAACGGCAAATACAACGTGGACCCGTTCAACGACGGTCCGGCGCAGCGGCAGGCCCGGATCGAGGCGTGTTTCCGTGATGCGCCGCAGACCAGCGCGCGCGATGCGTGGCTGGATCGATGCTTGAAGGAGGCGCG